ACAAGGTTGCAATCCTTGTAGTCCGCTAGATGTGTTAGTAGGGAATACCCATACTCCTGCTTGGATGAGAGTAATTAATTAATTAAATGTTATTTTCAAGTGAAGTTTCATGAGAAGCATTATCTTTCTCTTGTCTTCTTTCTTCATAACATTGTTGACATTCATGTACTTCATCACAAGTACAGGTTAATTCCGGATGTATACTGTATAACATATACATATCTTGAGCATCTTCAAACATCATAATTTTAGTTTTTAAAAATTAATATAAACTATTTAAATCCGGTTGTACAAATGAATTTACTTCTTCTTTGTATTGATTGAGTAACCATATTTGGTCTTCAAGAGGTAGTAATAATAAATCACTAATGGTATTAGGTTTTAATTCTGTACCATAGAATTGTTGAGCAAATGTAATAAGCTCTTGTTTTACTGCAATTGCAGTTTTAATCATAGTTGAGTTCATAATAAATTGTTTTTTGAGTTAAAAATCATAAATCCCGGAAGATATTACTATCTAACAGGTACGTGTAATAAATGAACAAATAAGTATAGTACTATAGAGTATAATACAACTCCTAGTATAATGCCTATTGCAATGTATTCATTTCTTTTTTGTTTGTCAATCATATGTTTAATTATTAGTTTAGCTATATAATATATAGTTTATATAGTGTTTTATACTGTTTTGAGTATGGTGTTGAAGGTATTAAATGGTTGATAGTTTGATACTAAACAACATTAACACTAACATTCTACCATTTAATTGTTTTTGTAACTACTTGAGTATCAATAAGTGAGTCTACTTGTTACACAGGCTGGAGACAACTTTATCTTCCTACTTAAGTATCAAAACATACTACCAAATAGTATTATACTACTAGTAATAAGTATTGAGTATTGAGTATAGTTGTAGATATACAGAGAGTGTATACTGTAATTACTAATTACTAAAAAAAACAAAATGATGCTTTAGCATTATTTCTCAATTCAAGTGAAGGGTTAGCAAGAAGAGGGTTTACTATTTATTAAAAAATGAAAAGTAGGACCTAAGTCCTACTTCCTCATCTTACATGTCTGCATCTAACTCTGCATCTTCTCCAGATGCAACAGGTTCTTGTATAAATGCATTTGCATTAGATACTTTTCCTGTTCCAAATACTTTATCTGCAAGTCTGTTTGCAAATGCTGTTGCAAGTGCACTTGAACTTTGTTCTAGCATTTCCAATCTTGCAGTATCTTTTCTGGTTTCAGACTGATCCAATGTATAGTTTCCATCTTGTTTAAGATACAATGGTAACTCGTCACGTAATGCATCCATATACATTGTATGCATTTGTGGTTCTCCGGTAGGAGATTTACGTGGATACTTCTTAAATTGAGGAGTATTCATGTATGCTTTCACATCTTCTACTGCACCCTTAATGGTGTAAATGTGAAAAGTTTTTCCTTTTTGTTCTCCTTCTTTACGAAGGTAATTGCTTGTGTAAACCGCTTTCATAATGATTGCTTATTAGTTAATGAATAAAAATTTATCAAAATAAGTTAAGGGTTAGCCAAAAGAGGGAAATATGAAAGAATATATCATTGCTGATATATCCTCTCATTTGTTTAATAATTAGTATGATCACGACCACATGTATCTATGTCATCAAGATCAATATTGCCAACAACTCTTATTTCTTCTGTTTCTTGGTCTTGATTCACATCTATGTTCAATACTTCTCTAATGAGATTTACTGATCTATGAAATGCTATGAAGTCCTCTGAAACTTGAACTAATTGTTCCAAGTTGCTGGTGTTCATAATTTGTTCTCTGAAGTTATGTCTAATGTTGCTGAAACTTTCCTTCGGCAACATTGCTGTTAACTTATCAAGAACTGCTAAATCCACTAATGCAAGTGTTCTGTTATGATCAGGTGTTACGTCTAATACCTGCTGATTGTTAAAATCAATCATTCTTGAGCTTCCTAAATAATTATTGTTCATATGCTTAAATTTTATTTAAGTTAATTTATGGGTTAGCAAGAAGAGGGAAAAAGAAAAGAGTAAGACCTCCTAAGAGGTCTTGATCTTTGCAGCTCTACTTATGAAAACGGATTCATATCCTTTTTCATTTGTATAGATGCGGTAAGAGATATCATACAGTCCACCGGACTTTATCATATCTTTTACAACAGCTTTAGGAACTCTTGGTAAGAAGAGGTCTGTATTGACTTGCTTTATAACATAAAGCCAGTCATGCTGTTTGGAATTAAAGATGCTCACAAGAGCAGATTTGGTTACAAGATCTTTCATAGCTAATAATTTTATTTGATATGCAGTTCATGGGTTAGCCACGTCTGCACAGACAAAAAACGTTTCTGACAGAGGAAGAAAAAGTTTTTTTCATGGCAGACCTAAAAGATCCCTGTCAGAAAGCAAGGGGGGTACCACCGAAGTTTGAAGGACCGGGGGGTCGTTTAGTAAGGCCCCACTATAACCTCTTACATACTAAAAACCTATATCCCGTTGTCCAGTTTTTATTGAAATAAACTGGACATTTCTGGGGGGGTCAGATCTTGGCAGAATGTACCCGGGGTACTTGTTATAATTCTTTTTTTTATATTTGTAATAAAATATTTACTATGGCATATATAGAACACAATTTTTTTCCACTTAAAGTATTTGTAAGAAATGAGTATATGTACCAAGGTAAGAAAGGTCATGGAGAGTTAACACCAGGAATTATTATGTCGGTTAGATGTATGCCAGGACAAGCAGCTTTGTTTCAAGTACTATTAGAAAATGGAGTACTTAGAGATAAGCTACCATCTCATGCCCTACTTCATGAACCTAATATGCCAGATCCAGATTTGCCATTTCACTATCTTCAAATATGGAATTGTTTTTCTTATAACTTTACTCTTATACATTTGTCATATTTGTATGATACTAAAGTAGAGGTGTATATGAAAGATCATAAATTCTACCCGGGTAGCTATTATGCTACTATTAATTGGGGGGCTAATGATCTTAACACAGATTTATCTTTAGCGGAAGATCCTTTAGAACACAAATCACATCATATTATTTTACTTGATAATGGTCAGATTGCTTTACAACCAAATAATAGAATTAAATGGTCAGAACCTAGTTTTGTAACTAAACCATTTCCAGAAAAACCAGATTACTTAGTTAACAAGGATTATTTTAATTGCGAAGGATTTGATAAATGGCACACAGAAGATTCAGAAAGAATGTTTTATGATACAGAATGATTTAAGTGCCTAAGCTTAAAATAAAATTACTATATTTGTCAAAACCAATTTATTATGGTACAAAAAATTAGCAAGAATGTACATAAGATTTCATTAGCAGGAGCATATAATGAAGTTGCTGTACTTTCAGATTTGCATTGGGATAACCCAAAATGTGACAGAGACCTATTAAAAAAACATCTTGATTATTGCGTTGATAAGAAGATTCCTGTAGTTATTACTGGGGATCTTTTTTGTTTAATGCAAGGTCGTGGTGATAAACGAGGTAGTAAATCAGATGTTTTACCTGAACATAATAACTTTAAATATTTAGATTCTATTGTGGAAACTGCTGTAGAGTGGTTTACTCCATATGCTCATATTATAAAAGTTGTTGGTTATGGTAATCACGAAACAGCTATTATTAAATGGCAAGAAACTGATATCCTACAACGCTTTGTTGATTTATTAAATATAACCACAGGTTCTGAAGTTTATACTGGTGGTTATGGTGGTTGGGTAGTTTATGAAATAGACTGTAGTAGAAATGTTATTGTAAGTTTTAAACACAAATATTTTCATGGTTCTGGAGGCGGTGGTATTGTAACAAAAGGAGCAATCAACCTTACTAGAGCATTAGAAACATATGAAGGTTTTGACTTGTTTTCTATGGGGCATATACATGAAAATAGTTGTAGAAATGACAGCAGAGAAATTCTACATATTCATTCAAACATAACAGAAATTAGATTAAAACAAATTCATCATTGTATTACAGGTACTTACAAAGAAGAATATGAAGATGGTTCTAAAGGTTGGCATGTTGAAAGAGGTGCCCCACCAAAACCATTAGGCGGTAGAATCATTATATTTGAAACTAAACGTCAAGGTAATAAGATACTTAAATCTCTAGATAGTAAAGGATTCCCTTTAATTTAATTTATTAGGTAAAAGATCCCTGGAAAATATTCTAGGGATTTTTGTTTTATGTATAAAATATATTTATATTTGTCAAAACCAATTTTTTATGTCAGAAAAAATAACAATCCTTGCAATCCATGTGCATGATAATCAAGGAGTCGAAATTGAGATCAACACTAATAAAGCTGAGATGCCTGCAGTAACTTTAATTGGCTTACTTGAGCAAATTAAATTTGATCTATTAAATAATCAGAAAAAAGAAAATTCAGAAAATCCTAGAGATTTGACTGAGTACGAAGCTTAAATTTTATAAAATGGAAGAAGTAAAAACCCAAGAACCAGAAATTGTTTTTAAAGAAACAAAGATATTATCTTTTGGAGAGCAGTTAGCAGACGTGGACTTCTCTACAGAAGAAGAAGGATCTATCTATAAAGTAAAAAAGACTATGGCTGATCTTACTAATTTGTTGTTAGAAGAATACAACAAAAACGGAAAATCTCCGATTAAGAGTCTTTTATTTGACCATGCTGTAGGTGAAATAGTAAGTGCACAAATGGCAGTATTAAAAGTAATAACATTTAAACATTAAGATTATGAGTAAATTTAAATTATTAAGAGGTCGTACTATTCTAGTAGATATGCCTGTAAGAAAAGAATCAGGAATTAAGCTGTCTGAAAAAGATGAGGAAGCAATAATGGCTGACGCTATGAAGATGTGGAATAAACTTACTATTTATGCAGTGGGTAATAAAGTTGAAGATGTAAAAGTTGGAGACCAAGTTTATATCCGTACATCTGCCTTAAATCTAGAAGTAGTAGAAAGACTTGATATTGACGGAGAAATTAAGTTTGTGCTTAATGAAGGTGATGTTGTAATTGTTTGGTAATCATGGCAAATATAACAGAAGAAGATTTAGCAGAAAAAGGTTACAATGTAACCAGTACTGCAAATAAATATAATCCTTACAACCCTAAACCGTTTTGTAATGTTTATCCTGTGAAAAAAAGTGCTGCAATAAGACCTTCTTATTATGGAGGCATGCATAATAAATACGAAGTATTTAATGTACTTGAAGCATGGGGATTAGATAAAGATTTTTATTTAGGGAATGTAATTAAGTATGTTGCAAGAGCTGGTAAAAAAAATAAATCTACAGAAAGAGAAGATTTATTAAAAGCTATAGTATATTTACAAAAAAGAATTGATACGTTATGATACTAAAACTCTTAGGACTCTTGTTAATGTTGTTATCAATTATAATAGGCTGGAATGAAATTCTTAAAACTCTTTATCCTTCATATAATCATAAACAACATATATGGGAAATGGATGAAACTAAAAAAGTAAAAGCTAATATAATAATAATTTTATTATGTATTGTATCTTTTTTAATAGGATGCGTGCTTAAAACATTTTAGTTTTAATTCACATTACTTTTTTAAAAAATCCTTGAAATATAACTCAAGGATTTTTTTATACCATTTATTTTTAGTATATTATACTGTATACAAACATAAAACATTTACCATGGACATTTTAAATTTTATCTCTTGGATTAAAGCTGGTCAATACCGTGCTACATTCCCAACTGACGTAACTAATTTACTTGCTGTAGGAGCAAAAGATCCTTCACGCGATGATGGTTACTTATCTCTTGCAGTTAATGCTGCACCATTACAAACTTTGTATCATACAGCAAATGTAACTCAAGATACAAGTATTACAACAGGAGTCACTGTTAATGCTCTTAATGGAGTTATTACTACAGTTTCATCTACTTTAGCAGCTGATACTAAAGCTTCTTTTATTGTGACTAATTCTAATGTTTTAGCAGGATCTAAGCTTTTGGTATCTGTTGAATATGATGAAGCAGCAACTGGTATTCCT